GAGCAGCTTCGCTTCGTCCTTCACTGGTACGCCGTTGATGACACCGGCCGGTTCAAGAACCGGAAGGGCGTTCTTCAGCGGATGAAGGGTTGGGGCTTACCGGCAAGGACCCGCTCCTCGCGGTGCTGTGTCTCGTCGAGCTGGTCGGGCCGTCGCGCTTCTCCCACTGGGATGAGGCCGGCGAGCCGGTAGGCATCCCTCACCCGCGTGCGTGGGTGCAGGTGACGGCCGTCAACCAGTCGCAGACGACGAACACGATGGCCCTCATTCCGTCGTTGATGACGGATCACTTCAAGGCGAAGTACGGCGTCAAGGACGGCGCGGTCCTCATCCGCGCCCTTGGCGGCAAGGCTCGTCTTGAGGCAGTGACTTCCTCGTACCGTGCGCTCGAAGGTAAGCGAACGACCTTCACCCTGCTCAACGAGACCCATCACTGGGTGAGCGGGAACAACGGCCACAAGATGTACGAGACGATCGACGGTAACGCGACCAAGCAGGACAGCCGTTACCTGGCGATCACCAACGCTTACCTGCCCGGCGAGGACTCTGTCGCCGAGCGGATGCGCGAGTCGTTCAACAAGATCCTCGAAGGCCGCATGGCGGACATCGGGTTCATGTACGACTCGATCGAGGCTCACCCCAAGACTCCGCTCTCCGCGCTTGCGCTGCGGATTGTCATCCCGAAGATCCGCGGTGACGCGGTCTGGCTGAACGTCGACTCGATCATTCAGTCCGTGATGGACGCGACGATCGCTCCGTCCCGCTCTCGGCGTATGTGGCTGAACCAGATCGTCGCCGAGGAAGACGCGATCTACGGGCCGGCCGAGTGGGACCCCCTGCTCGACGACTCCAAGGTGCTGAAGCCGAACGACGAGATCGTCCTTGGGTTCGACGGTGGCAAGAGCTCGGACGCAACAGCGCTGATTGCGCTGCGCGTTCGGGACATGTGCGCCTTCGTGCTCGGTGTCTGGGAGAAGCCGGACGGCCCGCAGGGCGAGGACTGGACAGTGCCTCGTTCCGCGGTCGACTCCGAGGTGCATGAGGCGTTCCGCCTCTTCGACGTGAAGGCGTTCTTCGCTGACGTCGCTCTGTGGGAGTCGTACATCGCCGACTGGTCGGAGACGTACGGCGCCGGCCTCGCGGTCTCCTCGCCTTCGGGCAAGGACGCGATCGGCTGGGACATGCGTGGTTCGCAGAAGGGCGTGACGCTGGCGCACGAGCGGCTGATGCGCTCGATCTTCGACGCCAAGCTGGCCCATGACGGTGACCTGACTCTCCGCCGTCACGTCCTCAACGCGAGGCGCCGGACGAACAACTACGGCATCTCCTTCGGCAAGGAGTCCAAGGACTCCCCCCGCAAGATCGACGCCTACGCCGCCTTGATGCTCGCGCACGAGGCGCTGTACGAACTCCGCGCTCGTGGCAAGAAGGTCCGGAAGCGGACCGGGCGTGGTTACTTCATCTGACCTGTGCAAGTGTGACCGAAAGGTGGTGAGGCATGGCCGACACCAGCCCAGCAGCCCTGGCGAAGGAACTCCTCGCCATCCTCGATCGTGACGAGGGCCGCATCCAGCGGATCGACGACTACATCCACGGCGAGCATGACGACCCGTACATGCCGCCCCAGGCGGACGACGAGTACCGGCTGCTCGCCAAGCGGGCGGTGTCCAACTGGATGCCGCTCCTGATCGGGACGCCGGCCCAGGCCCTGTACGTGGACGGCTACCGCGCCGGCACTTCGGGCTCGGGCCTTCCCAACGCCTCGTCCTCGTCGAGCGTTCAGTGGTCCCACTGGCAGCGTTCTCGCATGGACGCCCGCCAGGCCGCGGTCTACCGCGGAGCGCTCGGCTACGGTCACTCCTTCGTCCTGACGGAGAAGACCAAGAAGGGCGTCATGTCCAAGGGCTTGTCCGCCAAGCGGACGGCTGCCCTGTTCGAGGACCCCGCGAACGACGAGACGCCGTACGCCGCGATCACCGTCGTGTCCAAGCCGCGAGGCGAGACGCCGGGCAAGGCCCGGCTCTTCGACGGCAAGCGCGAGTACGCGGTCCAGTTCAAGTCGTACACCGACACCGACTCCATACGGGTCGGTGGCGGCAAGCTGCACGGTGCGAGCGAGTGCCCGGTCACCCGGTTCGCCGCCTCCGTCGACCTGGAGGGGCGCACGATCGGCGTCGTCCAGCCGATGATCGCGCTCCAGAACCGCATCAACCAGACGATCTTCGATCTCCTCGTCGCCCAGACGTACACCTCGCACGAGGTGCGGTACGTGACCGGCATGGCGCCGCCTCTCCAGATGGAGATGCTGGACGAGAACGGCCAGGTCACCACCGACCCGGCGCTCGCTGTCGACAGCCGGCCCCGGCTCGACGCGGCTGGCAACCCCATCCCGGCTGCGATCAACCACAACGCGCGGCGCTTCCTCTTCGCCGAGGACCCGGACGTGAAGTTCGGTTCGCTGCCCGCTGGCCCGATCGGCTCGCTCATCGACTCCGTCGACATGAGCATCCGCCACCTCGCGGCTGTCTCGCAGACTCCGCCGCACCACCTGCTCGGTCAGATCGCGAACCTGTCTGCCGAGGCTCTTCTCGCCGCCGAGACCGCGCTGTCCCGGAAGATCGCCGAGTTCCGCTCCCTCTTCGGAGAGGCGTGGGAGCGGGTCTTCCGCCTGGCGGCCGAGCTCGAAGGCGAGACCGGCGCGGCCGACGACTTCACTGGCGAAGTCCAGTGGCGCGACATGGAGTCGCGTTCCCTGGCCCAGGCCGCGGACGCTCTCGGCAAGCTCGCCGACCAGCTCGGTATCCCGAAGCGTGGTCTGTGGAAGCGGGTGCCCGGCGTGACTCAGACCGAGTACGAGGACTGGGAGCAGATGGCCGAGGAGGACGACTCCGTCGGTCAGCTCGCTACGGCACTGACTCGGGCAACCCCCGACACGGCGCCGGCCAGCTCGGTGCCGGCCTCACCCGACAGTGAGGCGGTCGCCGCGTGACCAGCCCAGCCCGACAGGCTGAGGCTGACCGCGCTGCGATTGCGTTCCAGACGGCGCTCACCCAGATCGGGGCGGGCACCGTCGCGGACGCGCTTGCCATGTGGGAGGACGTCCCGGCTACAGCCAGGGCGTCCACCGCGGCCTCTTGGCTGAGGCGGGCCATCACGCTGGTGATGGGTCGCAGGCGCGAGTCGCGAGATCTTGCCCGTGCTTACTACCGCCTCGTCCGCGCTCTGCGGACGGGGACTACGGTGGCTGATCCCTACCATCCCGAGCCCAGGTACGTGACTACCACGACCCTGCGCAAGGAGTTCGAGGACTTGGTCCAAGGCGCTCAGCGCCCCCAGGAGGGGCGTGCAAGTGACGCCCCTGCCGAGACCTCAGACTCCGCCTCGTCGGCCGCGACCGGCCAAGCTGGGGAAGCTGACGAGGCGGCCCTCGACAACCCCGACCAGGCGTCGGAAGACGAACTCGACCGCATCCTGGTCGAGGAGATCGAGGGCCTTCGCGAGGCGGAGGAGCGGATCGAACGCGAGGCGGAGCAGGAGCTGCGCCTGGTGCTGGAAGCTCTCGGGCCCACCAACCTCCAGAAGAAGGTCGACGTGATCGACGGCGCCAGGAGCGCTGACGAGGTCGACGGTCTTCGGGACGAGGCCAAGAAGCAGGCTGGCGCACAGCAAGCCGCAGCCGCGGAGCGGGTCGCCATGAACGGCGGTCGCTCGGCGATCTGGAACCACATGTCGCGGGACCGTCGAGTCCTTGGCTACATCCGACTTTCGCGTACCGGAACCCCGTGTGGGTGGTGCGCGATGCTCATCTCTCGTGGGCCTGTCTACCGCTCCGGCAACTCGGCTGAGTTCGCCGATGGGGACAAGTACCACGACAACTGCCACTGCTACGCGGAGCCCGTGTTCCTGCGTGAGCAGTACAACAGCTCGCCTACCTACGAGCTGAATCGCCGGTACGAGGAGCTGTGGCCCAAGGTCACCAGCGGCCTGTCCGGCAAGGCGGCTGTGTCCGCCTGGCGCCGGTTCATCCGGCAAGAACAGCAGGCCGCAGCCCAGGAGGCTCGGCGATCCACATCGAGCGTCCAGGAGGCGTGACAGTGCCCGAGCAGGAAACCCCCAGCACCGAAGAGACCACCGTCGAGGAGACCGTCGAGACGCCCCCGGAGGGCGAGACCCCCAAGGGCGACGAGACCCCCGCGGCGGAGGAGAAGCCCACCGATGAGGGCGTGCCGGCTGACGTACTTCGCAAGAAGCTGACGGACGCCAACGCCGAGGCGGCCAACTACCGCACCAAGCTCCGTGAGACGGAGGCCAAGCTCAGCTCGGCCAAGACCGTCGAGGAGTTCGAGGCGGCGACCGCCGAGCTCAAGGGGCAGATCGAATCGCTGGAGCGGAGCATCCTGCTCAACAACGTGGCTGCCAAGTATGAGCTTCCGCCCGTCCTCGCCAAGCGCCTTTCGGGCGCCACGGCGGAGGAGCTGGAGGCCGACGCGAAGGAGCTCCAGAAGCTCGTCGCACCCGAGCAGCCGCAGTCCCTGTCCGGGGGCCTCAACCCCGAGGCGGACGGGGACGACTTCGACCCGGTCAAGGCCGCGCAGGAAGCGCGCCGTAGCCGTCGCTACTGACCACCTTCTGGCAAGTGTGCAACCTGCGCACGCCGACCTCCCCTACCGAACGGAGCACGTAACCCGTGGCTGAACACATCGTCGTCAAGCCCGAGAAGATCGCCGCAACTGCGGCGGTCGCTCTGGAGCAGGCCCTCGTCGTCCCCGCGCTCTTCCAGCGCGAGGGCATCGACCAGTTCAAGGGCGCCAAGAACGACACCATCAACGTCAAGGTCGAGGGCGTCCTGCCCTTCCGGT